CATGGAGCCGCCGCTATGGGCACTATCTGCGCTCGCTCTATTCGCCTACTTGGCAATCATCGCCGAGTTCAGGCAGGTCAGTCCGGAGTGGGCCCCGGCCAAAGCCGGCCACCTGCGCAGCATGTTCCGCCAGCTCCAAATAGTCCCTGCCAAACCAACCACGCGTGCCCACTCGCACCCGAAGACAGCCGCTTCCCGCGACGAGGGCGACGCCACGATCAACCGCTTCGTACGCTCGGCCGGGCGCGATGTCTACAGCATTCAACCTTCAGCCAGAGACACATACAGCAACATTCGCGGCTCGTTGGTCCACCACACCGCCAAGGACCTGTATCACCCCGAGTTCTCGCACCCCGTCGGCCCGAACGACGTGTTCAAGATGCTGAACGTGGACTACTACATCGACTGGGCGGACTACCTGTGGATGGCCCAGCCCTTCCTGCTCTACACCTTCACGCCCCTCGACCCCGCCGGGTCACACAAGGAGTACTCCTGGACGTGCGACGAGAACTCCGTCGTGACCACCCACGTCAACGGCGGAGGCGTCTACTCGCACCGTCTCTGGGACTACGAGATTGATGCCTGCACGATGGTGACCAACGACGCTGTCGTGCACTACAGCGTCGAGCGCGTGCGTCACGACGCGCACTTCTCGTTCGTCCTTCTTGTTCCTACTCTGCGCCACGAGCGCACTACCGAGCCCCTGGGCTGCTCTATCCGCCGCCTCGACATCTGTAATGAGCACGCCACCATTGCGGGTCCGCGTAAGGTGTGTACCCTTCGCGTGCAAGGCTCCACGCCTGCCGACACCTACATGTCCACCGCTGCGCCGGGAGGGCACACTTCAATCCGGTTCAGCGACGCGCTGCGCGACCATATCGCATCGAGACAGCAGCGCAAGGCGCTCGAGCTGCATGACCTCAACACTTTCGTGCCCCAGTATTTCCCAAATGTGCAGGAGGGCAATCGCGCATCAACATTCGCCTTCTCCCTCTTGCCCATCGACCGGTGCGTGCCCGCCACCTCGTCGAACACGGCTGCCGTCACCGATGGGGCGTACGTTCGCCTCGCCTCCGCCGACGACAAGTTCGAAGTTGGCAAATTCTCGGGCCGCTACATCGCGCCGCCCATTGTCCCTGGCACGTACATGCCCGTCAGATCGCGGGCCAACGACTCATGGTGCATCGACAAGCGACTCACCGCCGTCGCGAACAATAAGCCCATGCCGCGCAAGTATGAGGCTTACATTCGCGACTTCATCCGGGCCTTCGCCGCGCCACTGGCCCCCCACACCCACCAGCAAGTGGTCGACGCCCAGGTTCGCCCGGCGCAACGAGCGGCCAACGAGCGATCTCTCCACGACTTTGGCTTTGTGCATCCGCCCACTGAGGTCACCTCCTTCCAGAAGGCCGAGTTATACACCGAATGGAAGGACCCGCGCAACATCTCGCCCCTGACCCCCATGCACTGCTACGAATATTCTCGTTACACACATGCCCTGGCCGCGCACCTCAAAACCCTCCCGTGGTATGCTTTCGGCCATCACCCGGACGAGGTCGGGCGGCGCGTGCAAGCTCTGTGCTGCCGCGCGCGCAAGATCATCGAGACCGACTTCTCCCGCTTTGACGGCACTCACTCGCTCGCACTCCACGACTTCGAGCGGTCCTTTCTGCTCGCTTGTTTCCCGGGGTGCGAGAATGAGATAGTGCGCATCCACACTGAGTTGTTGACGGCCAGCGCCAAGACGTCCCACGGTATCAAGTACTCCCTGGGTGGCTCCCGCGCATCCGGAGAAGCTGGCACGTCGGTGATGAACTCCTTGGACAATTGCCTCATCGCCTACATCGGTTTGCGAGAGCAGGGCATGACCCACGAGGAGGCCATTGCCGCGCTCGGCTTGTACGGCGGGGACGATGGCCTCACTCCTGACATCCTCCCTTCCGTCTACGAGGCCGTCTCCGACGCCATCGGCGTCCGGCTCAAGGCCACCGAGCACGATGCCTCCGCGCCGGTCACCATGCTGGGCCGCGTCTACCCCCGCCCGCAGACCAGTAGCAGCTCCATTGCCGACTTGCCGCGGCAGTTGGCAAAGCTGCATGCCACCACAGACATGTGCAGCGACGTGGGCGTGGTTCTCGCCAACAAGGCGCGGGGCTACCTCGTGACCGACCCCAACACCCCCATCCTCACAGCCTGGTGCGAGTTGGTCCTGCGCCAGTATGGCCACACCGCCGTCCGCTTGGACCTGCAATCTTACCAGTCCAGGGACGGCCAGGCCACTCAGGATCTCGACCCCGACATCCGGTACGGCGATGCTGCGCGCCAACTTGGGCTGAGTGTCGATGCCGTCCGCAACTACTGCTCCGAGATCAGCAGCCTCAAGTGCGTTGAGGAAATCCGCCCGCTTTACGACCGCCGCCCAACCGACATCCCGGCGAACGTCGCGGCAGGCGATAATCTCGGGCCTATTTCTCACGCTGTGCCCCAGCGTCCTGAAGTAGTCAGCTCCATCCCGGACCCACTTGTCACTTCGCCCGCTCAGCCACACTCCACCGCGTCGCTGCCCAGTCCCGCCGAGGTCGCCATGCACGATGTCGCTCTCACGCGCGCCGCCGCCCAGGTGCCCCTGCCCGCCGACCTACGCGGAGGAAGGCCACCTAAGCGGCATCGCCCTAGCCCCGGTGCCGTGCCCCCAGCGCCCCGCCTCGTCGGCGTCGAACTGCACCCAGGACCGGCCACGCACCGCGCTGACCATCGTGGCCCGGCAGACTCAGATCGTGCGCCGACGCGCTGCAAGCTAGCAGGCTGTGGCTCGGGCTGCATGCCCCTGAGTTGCTTCGTATCGCTGAGCCTTTCGCGCGCCGTCAACGCGTGGCGGCCGAGCGTAGTGCTGCTTCCCCCACGGCCAGTGTCCACGCGGCTCCTGTGCCCGCGCCACGCCTGGTTGGCATCGAGACCAACCCAGGGCCGCCCAAGACCACCACGACCACCACCACCGTCGCTGCGGGCGTTCGCCAGCCACGTCGCGGCCCAGCTCGCCGGGGCCAGCCTCAGCGCCGACGAGGTCAGCCGGCGGGCCGCGGAGTTAGACGC